AGCTGTATTTGATTTTATAATTAAACCTGTAGGATCTAGATACAATAATGAAGTTGATGTTGATGGTAAAAAGCTAATAACAAATACAAGAATCGAAACTTTTAAGTCTGTAAATAAATTAGCCGAAGTGGTATCAGTGCCGTTATTTGGCGAAACAGATATAAAAATAGGAGATATTGTTGTTATACATCATAACGTATTTAGAAGATTTTACGACATTAAGGGAAGACAAAAGAATAGTAGATCATATTTTAAAGAAGATTTATATTTTTGTTCACCTGATCAGATCTATTTATACAAAACAGATAATAAATGGAAGTCAAATAGCGACCGTTGTTTTGTAATGCCAATAAAAAATAAAGACCAATTTAAGCTATCCAAAGAGCAAAAGCATATTGGAATACTAAAATATGGTAATGAGTCCTTAAACGGGTTCGGAATCACTCCTGGTGATGTTGTGGGCTACAAACCATATAGTGAGTTTGAGTTTATAATAGATGGCCAGCGATTGTATTGTATGAAATCTAATGATATTGTAATTAAATATGAATATAAAGGAGACGAAACTGAATATAATCCGAGCTGGGCAGAAAGCAGTTGAGGAATTAATAAAGGTTGCTGAAGAGAAGATTGTAGATAGTGGAGACGATATATCTGCTGATAGATTAAAGAATGCAGCAGCAACTAAAAAATTAGCTATTTTTGATGCACTTGAAATTCTAAATAGAATACAAGAAGAAGAAAGAATGCTAGAAGACTCTGAAAAGCAAACAGACACAAAAGTGTTTAAAGGTTTTGCAGAAGGGAGGTCTAAATAATGTACGAACAAACTTTATATAAAGCGCTTGATGATTATATTAAGCCAAATATTATAAAACAAAAAAACCGTCATAATAAATGGGAATACGGATATAATAAGGACCATGATGTCGTTGTTATAAGTCGTACCGGAAAGATTGGCGAGATATATGAAATTCAAAATCTTAAGATAGCATTGCCTTTAATAGAAAATGCCTATAAGCGATCTGATAAAAAAGAAGAGCAATATTGGGTACAAGAAAAATTTCCTAAGGAGTTATCTAAGATTAAAAATGTATTTGATTGGAATAAATATCCGGATGTATTTAAAGAGCGTTGGTACGATTACATCGATCAAGAATTTCAACACAGAGAAGAAGGGTTTGCTTTTTATAATAATGGTAAACCAACATATATAACAGGAACGCACTACATGTACTTGCAATGGAGCAAGATAGATGTAGGGGCGCCAGATTTTAGAGAGTCTAATAGGCTTTTCTTTATATTTTGGGAAGCCTGTAAAGCTGATGATAGATGTTACGGAATGTGCTATTTAAAGAATAGACGTTCGGTTTTCATTTATGTCTTCAGCAGAATTAGTTAATCAAGCTACTATATCAAGTGATGCTCGTTTTGGTATATTATCAAAATCAGGAGCAGATGCTAAAAAGATGTTTACAGACAAGGTTGTTCCTATATCTATAAACTATCCTTTCTTTTTTAAACCTATCCAAGATGGTATGGATAGACCTAAAACTGAATTAGCTTATAGAATACCTGCGTCAAAACTTACACGTAAGAAATTAGATGCAAACGAAAAGCTTGAAGAACTTGATGGATTAGATACAACAATTGACTGGAAAAATACAGGAGACAATAGTTATGATGGTGAAAAGTTAAAACTTTTAGCACATGACGAAAGCGGCAAATGGGAAAAACCAGATAATATATTGAACAACTGGCGTGTAACAAAAACGTGTCTTAGATTAGGATCTAAAATTATTGGTAAGTGTATGATGGGTTCAACATCAAATGCTTTAGATAAAGGAGGAGAGAACTTTAAAAAACTTTATTACAATTCAGATGTTACAAAAAGAAACCGCAATGGACAGACTGCTTCAGGATTATATAGTTTGTTCATACCTATGGAATGGTCCTACGAGGGATTCATTGATTCTTATGGCTTACCTGTCTTCGATACTCCAGAAAAGCCAATAAAAGGTGTTGATGGTAAATGGATTGATGCGGGAGTTATTGAACACTGGCAAAATGAGGTTGAAGGTTTAAAATCAGACTCTGATGCTTTAAATGAATACTATAGACAGTTTCCTAGAACAGAACAACATGCTTTTAGGGATGAAGCTAAACAAGCATTATTCAATCTTACTAAGATATATGAACAGATTGATTATAATGATGACTTACGACACTCTAGTGTATTAACACGTGGAAGCTTTCAATGGGAGAACGGCGTACAAGACTCTAAAGTAATGTTTTATCCAAATCAAGACGGTAGATTTCTTATTAGTTGGGTTCCCGATAAATACTTGCAAAACCGCGTGATAATAAAAGATGGAATGAAATATCCTGGTAATGAGCACTGTGGTGCTTTTGGCTGTGATAGTTATGACATTTCAGGAACAGTAGATTCAAGAGGATCTAATGGGGCATTACACGGGCTTACAAAGTTCTCAATGGAAAACATTCCCGTTAACCACTTTTTTCTTGAGTATATAGCTAGACCGCATCAACAGAGATATTTTTTGAGGAAGTTTTAATGGCTTGCGTATTTTATGGCATGCCAATACTTGCCGAGAATAATAAAGCTAGGTTACTATATTATTTTAAAAGAAGAGGTTATAGAGGATTTTCAATAAACCGCCCAGATAAAGTTTGGAGCAAATTATCACCTACAGAAAAAGAAATAGGCGGTATACCAAATTCAGGTCAAGATATTATACAAGCACATGCTGCTGCAATAGAAACTTATGTTGAGAATCATGTTGGTATTCAAGGAGATAACTTTGGATCAATGTATTTTCAACGCACATTAAATGATTGGGCAAGGTTTGATATTAGCAATAGAACAAAACATGATGCTTCTATTAGTTCAGGATTAGCGATAATGGCATGCAACAAACACATGTATACTCCTGTTTATGAGGTGCAAAAAACAGCAGTGCCTTTGAATTTCAAGAGATACGACAATAATGGCAATACTTCAAAAATAATATAATAAATGATTTATACTAATAGTAACAGTTCTTTTCCAAGCCAGGTAGTACCTGATAGTACAAAGGAATCACTCGAATACGGAGCTTTAGTTGGTAGAGCTATTGAAAACGAATGGTTTAGAGGAGATAGAATTGGAGGAGCTGGCAATGATAGATTTGGTTCTAATTGGCAGAACTTTCATAGACTAAGACTCTATGCCAGAGGTGAACAGCCTATACAAAAATATAAAGATGAATTATCAATCAATGGTGATTTATCTTACCTTAACTTAGATTGGAAACCTATTCCTATATTGCCAAAATTTGTAGATATAGTTGTTAATGGTATATCTAACAAAAGTTATAGTATAAAAGCTTATGCTCAAGATCCAGCGTCTACTAAAGCTAAAACTGATTATGCTGCTGGTATAATTAGAGACATGATGGCTAAAGATCTTTTAGATGAGATCCAAAGCAAATTAGGTGCTAACTTATATAATAGTGCAGATCCTTCTAATCTTCCAGAAAATAAAGAAGAATTAGAAATGAGATTACAATTAGATTATAAGCCTTCAATAGAAATAGCTGAAGAAGAAGTAATCAACCAAGTATTAGCAACTAATAAATATGATTTAATAGCAAAAAGATTAAATTACGATTTAACGGTTATTGGTATTGCGTGTGGTAAAACATCATGGAACGCTTCTAATGGTATTGTTATTGATTATGTTGACCCGGCTAATCTTGTTTATTCTTATACAGAAGATCCAAACTTTGAAGACGTATATTATGTTGGCGAAGTTAAGTCAATTAGTTTAGAAGAATTAAAAAAACAGTTTCCTTATTTATCCGATGAAGATTTAGAAGAGATTGAAAAATATCCTGGGGATATGAATTACATACGTAATTATCCAGGACAAAGCAATGATAATACTACTGTACAAGTATTGTACTTTGAATACAAAACATATTCAAACCAAGTATTTAAAATAAAGCAAACAGAACAGGGGATGGAAAAAGCTATTGAAAAAGACGATAGTTTTGATCCGCCTGAAAATGATAATTTCAAAAGAGTATCTAGAAGTATAGAGGTACTATATTCAGGGGCTAAGATTTTAGGATATGAAAAAATGCTAGAATGGAAGTTAGCTGAGAATATGACTCGACCATACGCTGATACTACAAGAGTACAAATGAATTATACTATTTGTGCGCCAAGAATATATAAAGGTAGAATTGAATCATTAGTAAGTAGAACTACTACATTTGCTGATATGATCCAATTAACGCATTTAAAGCTACAACAGGTATTGTCAAGAATGGTCCCTGATGGAGTATTTGTTGATGTTGATGGATTAGCAGAAGTTGATCTTGGTAATGGAACAAACTATAATCCAGCGGAAGCGCTTAATATGTATTTCCAAACCGGGTCTATTGTCGGTAGATCTATGTCACAAGATGGCGGCATGAATCCAGGTAAAGTACCTATTCAAGAATTACAAACATCTAATGGTAATGCTAAGATCCAAGCTTTAATAGGAACATACCAATATTATTTACAAATGATAAGGGATGTAACCGGATTAAACGAAGCAAGAGATGGAAGCACTCCAGATAGGGATGCTTTAGTTGGTTTACAAAAAATGGCTGCAGCAAATTCTAATACCGCTACCAGACATATAAAAGATGCAAGTTTATATTTAACATTAAGAGTTTGCGAAAATATATCACTTAGAATTAATGATTCATTAAATTTCCCATTAACTAAACAAGCATTGATAGAAAGTATTTCCTTGTTCAATGTAGAAACATTAAAAGAGATTGAGAATCTTAACTTACATGACTTTGGTATATTCCTTGAATTAGAGCCAGAAGAAGAAGATAAAGCTGCATTCGAAAGAAATGTACAAATAGCTTTACAATCTGGCGGTATTGATTTAGAAGATGTTATTGATTTGAATAGAATTAATAATATAGATCTAGCTAATCAAGCACTTAAATACAAGAGAAAGAAAAAGCAAGAAAGAGATCAAGCTGTTCAGCAAGATAATATTAGAGCTCAAGGCGAAGCACAAGCACAAGCTTCTGAAGCGGCTGCAATGGCTGAAGTGCAAAAAAGAGAAGCATTAGCACAAACAGAAATACAAGTGTTACAAGCTAAAGCAAATCTTGAGATACAAAGAATGCAACAAGAATTACAAAATAAGAAACTATTGGCAGCGGAACAATTCCAATATGATTTAGAGTTGGGACAATTACAAATACAAGTCGCTAACGAAAAATTAAGACAAGCGGAAGATCGTAAAGATCAAAGAACAAAAATACAAGCCAGTCAGCAATCAGAACTTATAGAGCAAAGAAAAAATAATACTTTACCAAAGAACTTTGAAGATCAAGGTATGGGTGAGTTTGATTTAGCAGTTATGTAAAAAAAATATTAACCAATTTTATATTATTATATTATGTCAGAAAACGTAAAACAAGAAGGAAGTTTTAAATTACAAAAACCTAAACCAAGAGCAACACCGAAGAAATTAAATAAACCGGCGGCAGTTGCAAAAGTTGATTTACAAACAATTAAAACAGAAAATACAGATGCCATTC